GTTTCGTACCGCTCATAAAATCCAATACCGTTCATAGCATCATGAAAGCCCTGTAGGAAAACAGGATGACCGATAACGCTCTTAACATTAACACGCTTTGTATCGCACTGTGCCATTTGTCTGCTCCTTGTTTATAGTGTTATATTAGCACCAAACTGGGAAGTGTCAACCCTTATTTTCCATCAAGTCATGCAGCAACTCATGCTGTACCAAAAAGACATGAGCCTTGATGGCTTCCTCTTTAGTCTCAAACTGCCCAACTACATTGCTGGGACCATTCTTTTCGAAGACACAGGTCTCGAAAGGATAAGTTGCTGAATTGAAGTAGGCATTATACTTTGGCAACTCAACAGTACTGATCTCAGTGCCATTGGGCAAAACAGTCAAAACCTGCCAATTGGGCTTAGTCATGTCTATCTCCTCAGTCAATGACTTTGGTCTCGGTTACACAAACATTATCAGCTGGCAGAGCCAGCTGGAGTCTACCGCATTCTGCGTTAGCTCGCTTCTCATCATAGTAAACGCCCTGGATGATACTGCGACCGTCCTGCAGGGTAATCGTTACAATATAAACCATTTGCTTTCTCCTAGCGTTCGCTGACGTATGGGATCTCGTAATCGTCTGTTACAGTGTCTGTTACAGTGTCCATTGCGTAACTCCTCATTCCCTATAATACATAATAGCATGGGATAGGTATCTGTCAACCCTTTTTGATGTGCTTTTCTTTGCGGGTATAGGCACCTTTGCCCTTAACTGCTTTCAAAACCCGCTTGCGAAACAAAGGGTTAGCGAGTGCTTTTGCGTATGGATTCTTGCTCATTTTTAACCCCTTTCTCTTCAACATAGTGCTACTATATACCCAATTTGGGTTCAGTCAACCCCATATTTGTAACAGAATTTGTTACAATTTTCCTGGCATTTTGGTGTCTTTTTGGGTTGACGATATGGGTATAGGTGCTATTATGTATTATAGGGAATGAGGAGAGCACTATGTCCAAGCAGTCCAAACACTTCTTAGTTGTTAACCCTTACCTTACATACCTTGCATTTGCCCAGCGTCTTACTCCGCAAATGTATGCAAACTTTGTAACAGATATGCAACAAATAGAGGGTGTGTTAGAGGAAGTTGTAATCGTTCCTTACACGCAAAAGTTGCAACGCACCCTTAAAGCCCAATATGCTGCGTATTATTCCCAGCAAAATTATGTCCCATATCTCTACATAAATTAGTAAAAATATCAGTTGACGCTTTGGACACCTGTGCTAATATACATTATCAACTGAGGAGATGAGCAATGCGTTACAATTACAGCAATGTTAGCGAACCCAGTGTTGGCGGTGTGCGTGTTGGTGATCGTGTTCGCTGGACCAGTGCTATTGGTACTACCCGCGGCGAAGTTGTTGGCATGCGTCTTGCGCTTAACAGTGCGGGCACTTTAGTCCCGTGGATCACAATTGAATGGTATGACGGCGTGCGTGGCGTAAAGCGTGCCGAACTCTGCGGGCTTGAGAGCAATCTTAAGATGCTGAGTTTCCGTGTTAACTTCCGTGATAAGGAGGTTGCGTAATGGACTACGCTAAGAACGATATGTGTTACACTATTGAAACCTATGCTAAACGCAAAGGGTTTTCAGATATCCGCTGCTATGTCGTTACCTTAAAGGATAGTGTTAAAGAGTATGCCATCTGTGATGATACAGAATGGCTCTACGGTAGTCAGAGCGCAGAGGCTATCGCAGTCCATATCGACATGATGAAACTAACAAGGAGCAAGTAATGTCTACAACTGACTGCTTGATTGTTTTTGGACCACTCCTCGTTCTTGTAGCGGGAATGATCCTTGCATTTTGCATCCATCACTATAACACTAACCGGAGCATCTAAAATGACTGACCGTAGCGAAGAGGCAATTAAAGATCTCGTTATTTCTTACAGCGCCTACATGAGCTCCATTAAAGAGCGTAAGCATCATGCTATCGTAACTTGGGCACAGTGCTTACTGGACGACCAGGAGCGCACAGGTGTTGAGATGATTGGCACTGAAAGGCTCCGTGAGAGCATTAAGCATTGGGAACCTCAACTGGAAGGACATTATTGATTGACAACGGCTATATAGGCTGTATGCTAATCATATAGGAGATCTGCTATGGCTGAAGCAAAAACAAAACCCACTGCCAAAAAGTCCTTGCTTAAAGGCGCCCCGAAGAAGAAGACTGTGACTCGCACTCCTCGCTTCTTGGATGAGAAATTTACTGGCCCTGAACCCAAGTGGGCGGGCTGTGAAACTTGGACCGACGAAAAGGTTCATAATGAATGGTGGCGCGGTATCCACTATTACAACTATCATAATAGCTGTGGTGACCTTGTAAAGTATGTCAGCCAGTATGGTACCAGTAAGTGTAACTGGACCAAACAGGATGTCCAAGCTTTCAATGAAGTTGAGGAATGGCGTGTGGGCTTTACACTGGGTAAAGTCTGTAAGATGCTAATGATGGGCGCTCCTCTGCGTGATTCTACTAAGGAATATATCGAAAAAGAGTTTGAGAAGATTCTCACTATTGGGCGTGAGCGTATTGCTGCTAAGAAGGCAGCAGATGTTGGTGGCGTCGTTAAGCTTACTATCCAAGACCGTATGCGTGAGAAGTTTCATGACATCATTGGCGAGATCGAAGAGTGGTATGACAACTGGGACGCAGGCAAGGAAGTGCCTGATATGGTCACTTGGTTCCGCAATACTAATGTTCCGCAACAGTTCGTCAATCAAATTGCTGAAGTATTCACTCCCCGTATGGAAGAGCTGCTTGCTGCTAAAGGCAAGACAGCTGATGAACAGTTGAAGGAAGGCTATCGTCATATTGACAAAGCTAAACTTAAACACCTCAGCGAGTTTTACAGCAAATTAACTGATGCTCTTGAGACTTATGGTGCTGTTAAGAAAGCAGTGCGTAAGGCTCGTGTTAAGAAAGCTCCTAGCAGAGAGAAAATGGTTAGTAAGGTAAAGTATTGTGTGCAGAACACTGAACTTAATCTTGTCAGCGTTAACCCAGTAGATATCATGGGTGCTAAGGAGTTGTGGATCTACAACATCAAGACACGCAAGATGGGCAAGTATGTTGCTGCCGCAGATGCAGGTCAGCTAGGTATTAAAGGCAGCACTATCTTAGGATATGATGAGAAGAAGTCAGTTGCTAAGACACTGCGTAAGCCTGCTGAACAGTTAAAGAACTTTAGCAACAGTGGTAAGATTGCATTGCGTACCTTCCTTGAAGATATTAAGGCAATGCCTGTAGAGTTAAATGGTAGGTTATCAGCAGATATTGTGCTGCTTAAAGCAAGCAAGTAACTGAATAGGTCATCGCACGAATAAATAATATGCGATGACCACTTTACAAGAATCTAAAAATGAAATCTTCGACTACGTCCGCTATAGTTTAGGCGATGGCATGATTGATATTGAGCTGGATCCAGTTCATTATGAACAAGCTTTGAATCAATCATTGATTCGTTTTAGACAACGCAGTAGCAATTCAGTTGAAGAAAGCTATAGTTTTTTAGAACTTCAAATGGATACTAATACTTACACACTTCCAAAAGAAGTTGTCAGTGTTCGAAATTGTTATAAAAGAAATATCGGATCTAACAGTGGTACGTCTAGCCAGTATGAACCATTTGAAGCAGGCTTTGTTAACTTCTACATGATTCAATCAGGTCGTGTTGGAGGTCTTGCCACTTATGCGTTCTATAGCATGTTCTTAAAAGAAGCTGCTAAAATGTTTGGTGGCTATTTGAATTTCACGTTTAATCCTGTTTCTAAACTATTAACTATCATGCGCCGTCCACGTGCAGACAAAGAAACAATTTTGCTTTGGACTGAAAACTATAAGCCTGACATTACTATATTACAGGATACTTATAGTCAGCCATGGATTAGAGAATATACGCTGGCATTGTGTATGCGTAGTCTGGGGCAGGCTCGCAGTAAATTTGGAGCATTGCCAGGACCAGGTGGCGGCACACAACTTAACGGTGCCCAGTTATTAACTGACTCAGCAGCAATGATGGAGAGATTAGAACTTGAGGTTTCTAATTATATGGCAGGTGAGGTGCCCGCCTGGTTTGTGATCGGCTAATTGAGGATCAAATGCGTTTACACGAAATAGCTTCAACATTCTATCATGGTAGCATGGATGAGTTGCCTGTGGGCACAGTGTTAACTCCGCGTGACAATTATGAGCAGACATGGGGTAACACAGATTTTTATTCTGCTTTAGAACGCTATCGTCCATCCAATATGTTAGGTCATCGTCAAGGTGTATTCATGTGTCATGATCCTGATGATATTGATTTAGCAGGCGGTGGCACTGAGTGGTTGTTTACAGTTGTACCATTGGGTACAATTCAAAAACATGATCTTAATTGGGGATCAGAAGTTAGTATGTTGATCAGTGATGGCTACGCTGTTGATAGCCCAGAAGTTAAAAATGCTGCTGAAAAATATTGGGCAGGGGTTCCTCATTACAATGAATCAGTTTGGGAATACTTAACTCCTTCTGCTAAAATCACAGCAGTTGAGGAATATTGATTCCTTACAGTTTTTCTGTTATAGTTTCTATATGCTAGTAGGAATCATTGGACTTATTAACTCGGGCAAGAGCACAATTGCCAACATCCTTGTGGAAGATTATGGCTTCATTAAAGTATCATTTGCTGACAGTCTTAAAGACGCTGTGTCGGCTATATTTGGGTGGGATAGACAACTCCTGCAGGGCGATACTGAAGCGAGCCGTCTGTGGCGAGAACAAGTAGACGAATACTGGTCTAATGTCATGCAGCATCCTGTTACCCCACGTTGGGTGTTGCAGCATATTGGTACTGAAGTGATGCGAGATCATTTCCATAAGAACATTTGGGTGCATAGTCTCATGCGACGCACCAATGATCCTACAAAAAACTATGTTATTAGTGACGTTAGATTTTCTAACGAAGTTGATGTAATACTAAGTCAGCAGGGACGAATTTGGGAAGTACAACGCCCTCCTTTGCCTGCTTGGTACAGCAACA